GTCTGCCGCTGTGTATACGCCTGAGATAGCCAAGCTAGCATTTTTAAGTACCAGCTCTTTTACCTTGTTTAATGTCTTGATGTCTGGCAGAGCTGTAATCAATGGGCCACGGCCGTATATCTCGCCAGCGACTTTCATATAGCGACTAACAACCCAAGGGCTATGCTTTAGTCTGCGGTAAACAACTTCTTCCTTAGACTCTTTGTGAATTACGTGATAGCAATAGTCGCCACGCTTAGGATCAAATACAGTAGCCTCAATTAGCTCCACATCTTCTGTGGGTTTATTGTCAATTTTAGTTTGCAGATCGGCAGGGATAATCGCGTCTTTCCATTGCTGGATAACGGCCTCGCCTTTAATACGCATACGGCGGTATACGTTATCTACTTGGCCGTTAGCGCCTTCCTCAAATGCAACCAAAAACTGTGGCACAGGAATGTAATTGATAGGCGAGATATCATCGCCAGGCTGCACCATCATTACTGCGGTGCCGACTGACAGATCCAGCAAGAACTCACCAACTGCAATATCAAAGTTAGATTGCTTAATGGTTGCAAACAGTTTCTCGGTATAGATATCAAGAGCTGCGTCTGCCTCTGCTTTGCGGTCATCTGGAATATCAGGGCCAGACTCTAGGCGGCACCATCTGCGCTGTGGCGGGAATATGCCTGACTGGATGCGGTTAGCGAAACGCTGTGTAGAGTTGATAGCAGTAGCATCAAATACGCGGTTCATCTTCTTAGCGCCGCCTACCTTGCCATCGTAATATCCATCGTACAGGTTACGCTGTGGCAGAGCGAACTCGTATGCCTCATCGTATAGATCGCGAAAGTCCTCTTTCTTACGCAGCGCAATGTCATGCCGCTTGAGGATGTCCTCTGGTTTTAAACGCATCATTTCAGCCATAATTTTTCCTATTCGTACCAATCCGCTAATAAATTAGCTGCATGAGGTTGAGCATTAACATTAGTAAGCCTAAACAAATAAGTTGTTAATGGCTTTAAAACAAATTCAAAAGAGCTTATTTGGCCGCCGCCGCCCTGTTTATTAGACGGAACAAACTCTCCAAATATTTCAGTACCAACCGATGTAACTGTTGGCGCAATAACAGCAGCCGCAGAACTTGTGGTAATTAAACTGCGGTTACGTCTGTGAATAGTTAGTGCTGTGCCACCGCTAGTAGCTGGAGCTTCATAAACATAAAATTCAGTTTCTCCAGAGGCTCCATAACTAAACACAATATGAGGTGTAATGCCAGCAGGAAAAGCTAAAGCAATATCAATACTTGCTCCAGCTGCCAACCCTGCTGCATATGGGTATTGCTTGTAAACGTAATATCCCCTGCCCTCATGTAAGCGCAAATGATTTACATCTAAAACAGGAAACGGGCGATCTGAGCTGGTTAAATACTGAACACCATCTTTATCTACATAAGAAGGAGATACGTGCCTTGACTTGGTATCTAACGATTCGCGCTCAACAGTAATTGCCATTAGTTGTCATCTTCCTCGTCCAACTCCATAGCTTTCTCAAGATCCATCTCATTAAATTTGGATCTGCCTTTTTGCTTGGCCAACATCTGAGCTACTTTTTTATGGAAGGCGGTAGGCTTTTTAGGCGTATCATCTTCGCCCTCATCTTTACCATTGCCATTTAAGTAAATTTCAATCTTCATTTTTTCTTCGCCATTCCAGCCTCAGACATAGCAATGGCTACGGCTTGTTTTTGAGATTTAACTACTGGGCCACCCTTGCCAGAATGTAAGCCGCCAGCCTTATACTCGCGCATAACTTTGCTAACTTTTTTCTGCATCTTAGATTTGTTATCCAAGGCTTTGTCCCCCGCCTAAAGTCTCTACGCCTGACTCTGCATTTAAACGTGCATCAGATAAAAGTTGACGGCCACGGCGGCGAGCGCCACGCATACGAGCGCCTTGCTCTTCATCCATGCGACTTGGTTTAGTTGGCTCTGCTTTTTTTTCAGACGCAACATCAGCCACATTTTGAGCTGCTTGGCCTACTGATTTTTTTACCAAGCCAACTGTTTGTCCTACTGCTTTGACTGCTCCACCCATGATTAAACTCCCATTCCTTTAGATCCCAAAGTTTGCTCAACGCCAGTCTCTGGAGTTAAGCGCGTATCTGCCAACAACATTCTTGAGCCGCCACGTCTGCGAGCTGCAACGCGACCAGCTGCCTGCTCGGCTAGCTCTCTACGCTCATCGTCTGCTTGTTGTTTTAGCGCAGCGTTTTCTTCACGCTGTGCTGCCATCTGACCTGACATATCTGGGCCGCCACCGCCGCCAAATAATCCACCCATATCAAAACCTCGCCATAAGTAAGTAATCAACTTGATCGGGGCCGTACTTCCGCATCACGCTCTCAGTTTCAAACCCAATCGCTTTTGCATATCTGAACGCCCTATTGTCGTCAGTTCTAACAGTTATTTGTAATCTATGCAACTGGAGATATCTAATTGCGATATCGCTAAATCCTTTGCCTGCTCTAAGCATTGTTGCGGGTATTGATCTAGCCTCCTCATCAAACACGCTCCACATCTCGCCGACTCCTGGCCAGATGTTTACTACGCCAATAATAGCAACAGCTCTGTTGTGTCTAAACGCAGTAAACGCAACGCCCATCTGTGCTTGACAGGATATTAATGACTTAACCTCGTACACATTAGACAGTACCGATATCTCTTTATGATTAAAGTCAAGCAGGTTGAAATGCTCAGGCACAAACGGCAGATAGTACATACCCTTGCGCTTGTGCATCTCATCATTCATTACCTCATAAGGGATATGAAATTTCATCGTCCAAAGATATCAAAGTCGCTGTTAGCTACAGTCTGGGCTATAAAGGTTTTACTTTGCCCTGCTGGCCCTCTGGTCATGCGCTTGTATTCGCCCCCGCCTAGCAGCAAGTAGCCAAACGCGTCACCTACGTGGGAGTGCTCATTCTTATTTGGGGCATCTCTAAAGCGCTCTTGGCCTGATCCGACCGATATCCGTTTAAAGTGATAGCCGCCAGCCAAGGATTTACGCAGCATCTTGCATTTTGTGTCAACCAATAGCCCTGGCTTACCGTTAATAAGGCGTTGCATGGGCGCGGCAGCCGACTCTCGGCGCACCTTGAAGTCGTTTGATGGGGTAGGCTGGGCTTTAAGGCCTAGCGTCTTTAGGAAGTCAAAGGCCGTTACCTCATAAATCGCATCTCTAGCCATACCAGCGGGGTCGCCCCATACTAATACTTGGATGCCGGGGTATCTTGCGTTCAGTTCCGATATGAGCTGGTGGCCAAAGCGCTCTAGTCCCATGTCAAAAGTAACAATCTCATCAATAATCTGCCAAGTCCCAGACGGTAAACGCTGTCCAATCACCGCAGCTGGAGTTAAACCAAAGTCAAGCCCGACTTGGATCGGTACCGTAGGATCTACTTCGGTAGGGCCAGACATAATATTGTCGTTATACTCAGGCCAAACCGACTTACCCTCTTGCACGTAGGTGTACTTACCTTCGGCATAGCACCGAATCCAGTCTAAATTCTTACCCAGTAGCATCTGCTGATAGTAGCCAGCAGGTAGGTTGGCCACGTTCTCGGCCTTTTTATTAATTTGCCACCACTTGCCGGATGCAAAGATACAGTCGTTTGCTTCTGGGTTCTCAGGCAGATCGGTTACTGGCAGCTCTATAACACCGCCAGGCTGCTTAAAGAACTTCCAAGCATACGCGCCCGTCATCTTTTCTTTTTCTGCAAGGCGATACCACCAATGGTCATCGTCCATCGGGTTGGTATCCATCCAAATACCATGCCAGCTAGCGCCGCCATCGCGCTTTGTAGGGTATCGACCCACACGGTGTGTAAGGCCATCGATTACAGCCTTCGGTAATTCACGTGCCTCGTTCACCCACGCGCCAGTTAGCTCTAGGGATAACAGCTTTCGCACGTCTTTTGGCTGGTCAAGCGCTAGGAAGATTACCTCGCAGTCAATGCCCGCTGCACCCTCTCTCGCAGGCAGCCGGATATGGTGGGTAATGGGCGGCGTATGCAGCATTGGCCCAAAGGTGTTCTCGGGAAACAGGTCTAACCACGTCTTTATTGTGGTAGTCTTGAGCTCAGGGTACGAGTTTCGTACGATAACAAAACGGCTATATCGGATGCCATCGATAGGGCTAGGCTTTTGCTGAATTGCGCGAATGAACACCTCAGCAGCGCAAGCATACGACTTGCCGGAGCCCACAGGCCCCATCATCCCGCGCACAAACGCATTAGATGTGAGAAACTTATATACCTCAGGGCTCTTAGAGAAGTCTAGGTTCAGACCTGTAG